GCAAAACCGCAATGTACTTGTCGCTGCTTTTTGTAGCTTCATTAACATTGTCAGGTCAGTATATTTATGGTTTCTAACGCATGTAAAGCGTTATTTTTTGACTAAATATGTTCGTCCCATTTTCGATTATAAACGAGTTGAAAATCGTACTATCAATGATTTAATAGCCAGTCGGCTAGAGGATTTTTCATGTCTAGTTTTGGGCATTCAGAGTTCTACAAATGTTACCACTTTTTTACTTACGGTCCGTTCTTTTTACATATCGTTACATGGAATAAGTATAACTGAAAAAGTTATGACCTTTTTGAACAATTGCGATTTTTTTTGCATGTTTGATAACGGTGTATTTAAAAAGAAGGTAGGTGGGATTTCCGACATTATATTGGAATCTCAAGCCGATGGGGCCAAATTTGATTATGGATCCTTTTTTAAAGATATAACTGATAATTATCGCATGGCGCGCAATTCTCCTTTTTTCCATAAATTTTCAGAGTTGATCAGCTTTGCTGTAGCGTTTTCTTTTTTGCCTGATTGGCACAATAATCCGTTGCAATTTAAGGGGGTTACCCTTTTTAAAGCCTCTGCTTTGGGAGTACACAACACTGCTTTGAGTTTGACAGATATGTTGGTTGAAACAGCAGGATTATTTATGGAAAAGGTGCTTCATGCTGTTTACACGCGTGATCCGTGGTCCCTTTTAAGTTATGACTCTATGGCCCACGAGTGTGATGTTGAGTACACATTGCTCAAAGGATTTTTTCCTATGATAGAATCGGGGCGTCTCTCGGAAATACCTTCTGAGAATGGTCCATTCACAACAGTTGAAAACTATAAATGCAGGTTAGCCACTTTAATAGTTAAGTACCTAGACCGTGTAAAAAAAGAACGTAATGAGAGTATAAAGAATATTTATTTATGTCGCATTTGTTCATTAAGAACACAACAAGAAAAGTTGATACATTTGACGCTTACGGAACCCATTAAAATGAAACCGTTTTCAATATTGGTTTATGGTAAGTCCTCAGTGGGTAAAACATCTATAACCAATATGTTAGCAAAATATGTTTTGTCAGCCAATGATTATGCGTCGGGAGCTGAGAATATAGTTTTTGTTAATGAGGCAGACAAATTTGATTCAGAATACACACCTGATCATAATTGCATGATTTTTGATGATTTTGGTAACACAAAAGCAGCATTTTACACAACACCACCTACACAAAAGTTAATAGATATTATCAACAATGTACCGAAAGCCGCGTTAAAAGCGGATTTGTCGCAGAAAGGGAATATTTATATAGCTCCACCTTTGGTGGTTTTGACGACTAACATCAAAACATTGATGTCAGAATGTTTTTCAAATGAACCATGTTCAATATTACGACGTTTTGATCTAGTCCTTGACGTTTCCCTTAAAAAGGAATACGCGGATGCTTCTGGTGGACCAGATCCAATCAAAATGTCTTGTGATGGCATACCTGATGCATGGAGCATTGATGTTCAGCGCGTAGTAATAAAGCGCGGTCAACCAGATTGTCCAGATCAAGTTAAGTTTCAAACTGTTATGGCCGG